CGTAACAAGCGGGCGGTTCGACCTATCGAGTCCGGGTCGTCGAAGCGGGCCGCAATCCCAATGCGGAACCCCAAACAATGGCTGACATGATCCTAACCCCGGCAAGACCGGGCTTAACCCCAATACAATGGCAAAGTGACTTCTGGGTAGAGTTCCTCCGCGAAAATCAGTTCACACCGTATTTCGGCACCACTATGGATGCCATGATACAGTTGCAAACTGATCTTACGCGCAAACCCGGCGATACTGTCGTCTTCCCCACCGTCCGCAATCTGGTCGGAGCCGGCGTTAGCGGCAACACGGTGTTGGAGGGCAATGAAGAAATCCTCAACGCCAGATCGCTTAACGTCGTGGTCAGCGTCATCCGCCATGCCGTGGCGGTGTCAGACTGGGACGAACAGAAGTCGGTGATCGACCTGCTGCAAGCCGGCAGGAGCGTCCTGAAGAACTGGGCCGCTAACAAGCTCCGCACGGACATCATCTCGTCGCTCGGAGCGATCACGGCAGACGGCAACGTCCAGGTCACCTACGCAGCCGCCACCGCAGCCCAGCGCAATACCTGGCTGGTCAACAACGCCGACCGGGTGCTGTTCGGGATCTCCAAGGCCAACGCAGTCAGTGGTGTATATGCAACTGCATTGGCAACCGTCGACAATGCCGCCGACAAGATGACCGCCGCGCAGATCACCCTCGCAAAGCGGCTGGCGCGCACGGCAACGCCGAAGATCCGACCCATCCGGATCAGTAACGACGAGGAGTGGTACGTGATGTTCGTGCCGAGCCTCGTGTTCCGTGACCTGATGCTCGATCCGGTCATCATCAATGCGCTGCAATACGCATGGAACCGGGGCAGCGACAATCCGTTGTTCACGGCTGGTGACTTGATTTACGATGGGGTCATTGTGAGAGAAATACCCGAACTACCAGTACTCCATACTGGTGATCCCGGTGGTTCAACCATCGACTGCGGTGCGTCGTATCTGTGCGGGGCACAGGCGATCGGCATTGCCTGGGCGCAGCGCACCAAGGTCATCACCAACACCCGCGATTATGGCTTCATGAACGGGGTCGGAGTTGAAGAAATCAGGGGTGTTAGCAAGCTCAGATTTGGTACAGATCCGACTGTCGACACTACAAAACCCGTCGACAACGGTATTATGACTGTCTGGAGTGCTGCGGTTGCTGATGCATAGCCGTTTGTAGCTACGACAGGAGGCGCCGAACCGGCCTCCTGCTTTTTCTCACAGGAGACATCCAATGGAAGAGCAACACACGCCGCGTCGTGAACGCCGGCCGCTGCCAGCCGTGTCGGCGTCCATCACTGCGGCGGCGTCCGAACTCGGCATCGAGCCGCCCACGCCCGAACAGATCGCCGGCATCCAGGGCGCTACGGTGGTGCTGCCGCCGGACAGTGCCGCATCGGCCGGCGCCCGCGGCGTCTACGACAACATTGAGCACAACACGATGCTGCGTGATGCGGGATACGTGGAGCTGGGCGTTGATCCGGCCGACCCTGGCGCTGAGGTCGAGGTGCCACCAGAGGGCGGCAACGGTGGCAACGGTGGCACGGCCACCGCGCCGGTCAACACCACCGTGCCAGCGGTCACCCAGGCCGGCGCCACGCTGACCTGCACGCAGGGCGAGTGGAGCGGCGAGCCCACCAGCTACGCCTACGCCTGGCAGGTCAACGGCACTGCCGTCGGCACTGACGCCGCGACCTACGACGTGCAGGCCGCCGATGTGGGTGGCACAGCGACCTGCACGGTGACGGCGACCAATGCTGCTGGATCGGCGGCAGCGCCTCCGTCGGTCGGCGTCGTGGTGGCCTGAGATGACGGTCTCCATCGGCACGATCGCACAGCAGGCGTTGCGTCGTCTCGGCGTGCGCATCGTGCCTTTGGACGACAGCCCCACGCTCACTGAGATGGTTCCGGCTGCAACCATCGCCACGAACGCCCTGATCGAGCTAGGCGTGATTGCCTCGGACGAAACGCCAATCCCGTCCGACCAGGCGCTGATGCTCGATAAGGTGTCGTCCGTGCATGCCGCGCTGGATGCGCAGGGGGTGGTGTGGTGGCCCTCCGGCAGCATCCCGCGCGCGTTCACCGAGGAATATACCAAGCTCACCGCGGCGATGGCGGGCAGCAGCTTCGGCAAGGCCATCGATCCGGCGATGGTCGCGCTACTCGAGGCGCGCATCCGCAAGGGTGCCATGGTGCTGTCGGCCGACACCAACGCCCAGCAGGCGGTGCAGGCAGTCCACGACGACCTCGTTATGCGTGGCATCGCTCGGTGGAGCATCCAAGACATACCTGACCCGCTCTCCGATCCCTATGCCACACTTGCGGCTGATGCGCTGGCACCGCTGTTCGGCGGCGACACTGACCCGAAGGACACCGCCGACGCGATGGTGGCGATCTATCGCTATGTGGCGCTGCCGAGCAGCGGCGAGACGGTGTCCACCGCGTACTTCTAACACCAGTGGAGCACGCTCCTCATGGCCTACAAACTTTCGTACAGCGATTATAGTACTGCATCCGGCCCGCCGAACCCGGCTGCGTGGGTCGGACCGGCTGGACCCCAAGGCGTCCCAGGTCCGGTCGGACCCCAAGGAATCCCTGGCCCCGCGTTCCCCGAGGCGCCTGCTGACGGCACGATCTATGGTCGGGGTGGCACGACGCCGGCATGGATCGCAGCGCTGCCGCTGACCGGCGGCACGGTGACGGGGCATGTTACTGTGCAGCCGTCTGTCATGGCGACGACCACGCCCAACGCCGCGCAGTATATCAATTCAACAGCGACTGGATCGGGCACCAACGGACCATCGTCAGCACAGCTTGGGTTGAGCATCAATCACTATAAACAGAACTATCTGACGACGACGCAAGTCGGTGAGATCGATGGGCTGTATTCCTACGTGCGCCAGGGCGGACCCAACTCGGACGCCGGGGGCATTTTGGTGGATGTGGCGAGTGCGGGTAATGGGTTTACCGCGATCCTTGAGGGCGTCTCCACTCGGATGGCACCGACGACCGGAGCAAGCGTGCAAGCTATTCGGGCACAGCTTGGCGCTCACAATCCGCAAAGCAATGACTCCTTCGGTTTATTGCTGGAGGCAGACCTTGCCACATCGAAGACGGGGCTGCGTATCAGCGACAGCCCAGGTTCAGGCGCCTGGACAAACTTCATAGAGGGCTTTCTGTCTGGGTCAGCAAACTTCATCGTAACGAGTGCCGGGAACGTTTTTGCCAACGCCGGTATGGTCACTGGACCTGCTGGTGCCATCAACGTGCAGGGGCATACCTCCACGACCAGTGCCGGTGGCACTTGGCTGATGTGGAACAAGAATAGCGGCGATGGCGCGACATGGCTGCTCAATCAGAAGGGCGGCGGGAGCGGCGGGTTTACTCTCGGTGAGATCGATACTGCGGGCACAGTCACCAATAGACTGGCGATCGACAGCACCGGGATGACCACGTTTTACAACGGTCTCACGTTCCCAACATCGCCAGCGCCGTCAAGCAACACGGACCTCTCGCGCCATATTGCGCTATACCCCGGCCTCGTCGGGTTCAGTGTTACCGGTGGGCGGCTCAATTATGTCCTGCCAGCGGGCAACGCGCACAAAATGATGGTGGCCGGCACAGATGTCGCATCGTTCGCCACGAGCAGCATTGATCTGAATGCTCCGGTTAGCAGCCTTAAACTGAACGGCGCCCTTTCTGGTGTTGCCCCTGCCGTCATCGGCGGCACGACGTACACGGTATCGGCAACGGATGTTACGCTGCTATTGGCTCAAAGCGGCACGCTGACGCTGACGCTACCAACAGCGAGTAGCAATACAGGGCGCATCCTGATCCTGAAAAACGCTGTGGCGTTCGCAGTCATTTCAGCCAGCGCCAACGTGTTTCCGTTCGCTGGCGGCGGCGCCGGGACGGCAATCATGCCCGCTGGCCCGAGCAAGTTCTGCTGGCTGCAATGCGACGGCGCAAACTGGCAGACGATGATGGCGAACTAGGCACATGGACATGCAGCCAATCGAACCCTCGCGCCAACTCTCTGCCACGCTCACCGCGCAGCAATGGGAGGCGGTGCTGGGGCATTTGGACATGGGCCAGCATCGCGTGGTGCGCCCCATCATCGACGCCCTGATGCAGCAGCTACAGCAGCAGTCGCAGCCGCGGTTCTCCATGGAGGACGCTGACAATGCCTGACGGCGTGAGCATCCCCGGCGGCCCGTCCTTCGCCGGCAACCCGCAGCCGCCAGACGTGCCATGCGATCCGGTGGGCGAGGGCTGGAGAGGCCCGCAGGGCTTCCCTGGGCCACCTGGGGCGACTGGCCCGGTAGGACCACAAGGCCCCACTGGCGCTGGCAGCGCGGTTCCTGGGCCGCCTGGCGCCATAGGCCCGACAGGGCCAGCGGGGGCCACTGGATCGACCGGACCAACTGGCGCAACGGGGCCTGCTGGTCCAACGGGAGCCACCGGGCCAGCCGGCGCGACAGGGGCCACAGGACCAGCCGGCACGTCCCGCAACACCGCGCGCCTGCAAGCTCAATGGGTCACTGGTGCCATCGTTGCCAACGACACCGTCTGGCTGGCCTATGATGTGCCATACAACGGCACCATCAACAGCCTGACCTACTTCACCGGCAATGGCTCATTCAGCGTTGCGATCCAGATCAACGGCACCAACGTGACAGGGTTGAGCGCAGTGGCAGTGAGCAGTGCAACGCCTGCGACCACCAATGCAACGGCTGCGAATACGTTCACAGCAGGCCAGCGCATCACAGCGGTGATCACATCAGCAACCAGCAGCCCGACCGATGCGCTGCTGTCGCTCGCCGTGACGTGGGCTTGAGCGGTGGCCAACACCACCTGGGACCCGAATGATCTCGTATCGGTAACCCTCAGCGGCGGCAATCTTACCGCGACCGCGACATCGACCACGTCGTGGATCAGGGCTGTCGATAAGCAGACCACCGGCAAGTATTATTTCGAGCTGAAGCCGACCACCTGGACTAACGGATCGACGCAGGTCGGCATTAGCAATGTCGGGGGCTTTCCGTCTGCCGGCCACAATGCCGTGGTGATCCTGAGCGGCGCGATCTTCATCAATGGCAGCAACAGCGGTTCATCTCTGGGTGCGCGATCTGCCGGCGATGTCATCGGCGTTGCGGTGGACTGTGGCACCAACAGCATATGGTTTCGCGTAGCACCCGCCGGCAACTGGAACGGCAGTGGCACCGCCAACCCGGCCACCCCACTTGGCGGCCTGTCGGTGTCTGCCATCGCCGCTAACGGCATGTCCCCGGCGGGACTGTTCTTTGCGTCTGGTGATGCGGTCACTGCGAATTTCGGTGACAGCGCATTCGTTGGCGGGGTGCCAAGCGGCTTTACATCTGGGTTTCCCGCGCAGGTTCTTGCCCACGCCACTTGGAACCCGAGCGACAAAACGTCTAGCGTCACCTTATCCGGCGGCAGCCTGACCGCTACGCTCGTCAACGGCACTCAGGGCGTTCGATCTACGAAAGCGATGACCTCGGGCAAGGCTTACTTTGAAATCTCAGCTTCGACGTGGGCGGGGGCTGGCTCACCCCCTGTCGGGATAGCAAACACCACTGCTGCTTTGTCATCGATGTCCAGTAGCGGCAGCGTGGGCGCCGCTACTGTCATTCCAGCGGGTAACATTTATGTAAATGGCAGCGTCACTGGTGTCAGCATCGGTGCCAGGGCAGACGGGGATGTTATCGGGATTGCGGCCGATCTAACCAATAGTCTCATCTGGTTCCGGGTTGCACCCGCCGGCAACTGGAACGGCAATGCCACGTATGCCCCAGGCGTGGCCGGTGGCGTCAGCTTCTCAGCTATTACCGGCGCCACGATTTGTCCGGTTGCCGCCGTGCAACTCTCTATTCAGTGCGTGTTCACTGGCAATTTCGGTGACAGCGCATTTAGCGGCACGGTACCGAGCGGCTACACAGCCGGATGGCCACCAGCGCCTACCGTCCTCAACGGCCCCATCGTCACGATGATCGGATAGAGGAATAGCCGATGCCCTCGTTCGCCATGACGGTGCCCTACATGCGCACCTCGCCGGTCCACATCCCGCGCCGCGACCTCGTGCTCGGCCGCGCCGACTCGCTGTTCCTCCGCGTTACCGTGGTCGACAGCGATAGCGTCTGCGCGCAGGGCATCGACCTGTCCGGTGGCATCGGCGGCCCGGTGCTGCAAATGCTGGTCTGGCCGGATCAGCACGGCCGCTCCTCGTGGGACTATGGTGCTTACTGGCACTGGCCGCAGTGCCCGCAGACGGTGCTATGGGTGGGGACTGGCGTGATCTCGGATGCGCTGGGCGCGTTCGACATCAGCTTCCCCTCCGGCACCATGTCGGGCTGGCCACGTCGCTGCCGCTGGGCTGTGCAACTCAACTACGACACGCAGGGCGTCGAGGTGCTGATGACCGGCATCCTCCACGTCCGCATGGTCGGCATGACGTTCTCGTTCGCAGCACCCATCCTGGAGACCGATACTTATATCCCGATCCACAGCGACATCGAGGAGCAAGTCCTGGCATGAGCGGCAGCATCCGCATCATCGAGATGCCGGACCTCGGAACGGTCACCGACGCCACCTCGTTCGTCGGGGAGCGCGCAGGATCGGGCCGCTTTTCCGCTACCGCGCTGCGCGACTACGTCTCTGTCGGCAGCAGTGGAACCGGGGTCGCCAATGTGCGTGATTACGGCGCGTTGGGTGATGGCGCCGCCGACGACAGCACAGCGATCCAGGCCGCCGTGGCAACCGGAATGCCGGTATTCATGCCGGCAGGCAACTATCGCATCACGTCACAGATCAATTGCAGCACCCGCGGTCAGGCAATCCGCGGTGCCGGCCGCCAGGCCACGTTTATCAGGATAAGCGGGCCAAGTGCCGGCTTCAGCGCCGGGATTTTCAATGTCACCAACTCGACTGCCGGAACGGATGCGTGCCAGTACTTCTCCGACTTCACTGTGGCCCTCGCGCAGCCCAATACCGCCGTCCGCGCCTCGCTCAACAGCTATCCGCCAGTGTTCTATCTCAATGCCGCCTCGCGCTGTCAGTTCGAGAACGTGCGCCTGGCGGGCGGGATAGACGGCATCTACATGGCCGGTAACTGCGGGGGGTTCCGGGCGTTCGCCTGCGACTTCGCCTGCTATGGCCGGAACATCTACATCGACGGCAACCTTGATGTGACCTCGTTCACCGACTGCGAGGTGTGGCCGTTCAGCGACACCGGCATTATGACCGCCAACCAACAGAAGATCTTCTACGACGCCAACTGTTACGGCATTCTCAGCCTGCGGAATGACTACCTGGACTGGAAGGGCGGGCTGTTCCTGGTGGGGCGGGCCGCGGTGTTCCAGAACCAGCCGTCCGGATCGTGGCCTGGATGGACCTACGGCTCGATCGTTGGCTGTGGCTTCGATACCTTCGGCGGCCTGGAGGTGGCTGCCGGCAACATCCTCACCGACAACTGCACATTCAGCGTGGGTGGCGATCCAACGCAGGCGAAAAACGCGGTGCGGCATACCGGCGGTGTCGTCACCGTCCGCGGCGCCAAGTTCTTCACTGGCAGCACCGGGATCGCCAATAACAGCTTGGTCTATTCCAACGTGGCGAGCGGCGCCGCCGGGTTGATCGTATCGGATTGTAGCTTTGAAACAGGGCTGATTGATGTTCGTGCTATCTACTGTGCGTCAGCCAACGACTATTTCTCGGTGGCCATCGTCGGCAATCAGCTCAATCGGGTGGCCAGCGGAACCTACACCACCAGCATGATAGAGCTGGCCGGCGGCAATGGCGCTGTCACCAACAATATCGCCTGGAATGCCACCGGCACGGTCACCAGCGTCCCGTGGCTCGGTATCGACGCAAATAGCGGGCCGTACATGGTGCGCGGCAATATGGCAAATGGCTGGGCCACCACGGTCGTGAGCAACATTATACCCAGCGCGAGCCTGATAACGCTACCCGCCGTCATCGGCGACGCCATGCCCGAGGTGATTATCAGCGGCAACACGACGATCGGCAGCATGACATATAGTAAGAACATCGGCACCAACGCGGCCTATGGTGGGTTGACGGTGACGCTGTTTTTCCAGGCCACGATCACCATTACCAGTGGCACAGCTGGAACCGCCGGGCAGTTCCTGCTGAACGGCAGGACTAACTTTATCGCTAATGTCAACTCCAGCCTTACCGTGCAGCTTACTACCTCAGGCAACTGGCAAGAGATTGGACGCTGCCTATGAGCAACACAATTCGCATCGTCGAGATGCCGGATCTCGGCGTCGTTAACGACAGCTCCTCGGTGGTTGGCGAACGAGCAGGCTCCGGGCGCTTCGCCATGCCGGCGGTGCGAACCTACATGGGCGGCACATTCGCCACGCAGGCCGCGCTCAATGCCGAAACGGCGGCGCGGATCGCCGGCCAGGGCATCAACGTCAGGGAGCACGGTGCGGTTGGCGATGGCACCACCAACGACTCGGCGGCGTTCAACGCGGCGCTGAACGCGGCGTCCTCGGCGGGCGGTGGCCTCGTAGTGGTGCCGATCGGAGCCTACCGGATCGACCCGATCAATATTCCCGAGAACGTGGCGCTGTGCGGCATGATACCCGGGCCGCCCGACGCCTACACCGACCCGCTCGTGAACAACAAATACTGCACACTGCTCGCCAATTCGACGGGCACGCAGTTGGTGTTTCTTAATACCGGATCATCGTTGCAGGACGTACTGATCCACTATCCGCAGCAGGTGCTGGCATCGGCCACGACGCCGAACGTCTATCCAGCCGCCATCTACATGGCCGACCGTTGCTACGTGCGGCGCGTGACCACCACCAACGCTTACATCGGCATCGATGTGCGCGGCGGGCGGAGTTTGATCGAGGATTGCAAAATCGGCGCGTTTTATATCGGCATCGATGTGGATACGGTCGCGGATTATACCTACATCAACCACGTTATGATCGAACCATTCTGGGATACCATGTTCGGTCTTCCGGTGGGCCAACCGATCGATGCGTGGGTGCTCACCCACGGCGTTGGCATCAACGTCTCACGGGCGGATGCCCTGTCGATTGCAAGCGTTGGCGTGCTGTATCGTTATGTCGGCATTCAGTTGACGGACGGAGCGTCCGAGACCCCTCCAAATTCGTATGGACATATGTCTGACATCGATCTGGACACCGTGCAGTTTGGGATAGTCGCGCGATCGACTGATAACGCCGCTTACGGCTGGCAGATCATTCATTGTAATGTCGGATCATGCGATCATACGGGTACGCCAGGACAGGCGGCGGTCGCGTTGCAGGCCGGCGGTGCGAACGCGCCAACCATTACGTGGCTGGGCGGTGGCGTGCGCGGCTCCTGGGCAAGCGCGGGCGGCTACTCCATCGCGGCAGGCGTCCTCAACCTCGAGAACGTGCGCGGCATGACAGGCACGGGTTACATCAGCACGCCGCCAGCGGTCCCCGCTTCCAGTAGCACGGTCACCAACCCGTATCCCTACCGCTGTGGCGTGTATCCCACCGGGTTCAATCAGATGTCGATCAACGGCAATCAGACCGGAGCCGTGGCGCCTGGCTATATGGAGATATTGCCCGGACAGACGATCGGCGTGGCCTACAGCGGCACGCCTTCGTGGAAATGGTTTTCCCTGTGAGCGATACTGCATCCGCATTGGCTGCCGCGCCGAAGACGGGAATGCGGCGTATCCCGTTCCCGCTCGAAAGCTATCAGCACAACAGTCCGGCTTTGCAGCACAAGCGGCTCGTCAATCTCATGGCGGAGGCGGAACCCGCCGACAGCCGAACCGCCGCCGCGCTGGTGCCGACGCCGGGGATGGACGATACCGGCGAGCGGCTTGGCGGCGGCCCGATCAACGCCATGAACTGCGATATTGCCGGGGTGCTCTACGCCGTAAGCGGAGGGAGCTTCTTTCGCCGCTCGGTCTCGGTCGGCGGCACGCTGACGATCACCGACCTGGGCTTTGTCGGTTTCCCGTCGCTGCCGGACTATCCGCAGCACATCCTCTCCACGATCGCCTGCGGGCCGACCGCGTGCGTGGTGTGTGTGCCACCGAACGCCTTTACCTGCGCGCATGACGGGCCGCTGAACCAGATCGGTGGGGACTTTTCCGGCGCGCGCAGTGTGACCTACCTCGACGGATACTTTGTCTATACCGCCGAAGACGGGCGGTTCTTCGCCTCGCGCCTGTTCGATCCGCTGGATTACGATGCGCTCGACTTCGCTTACGCCGACGCCGACAGCGACATCGTGCGGCGCGTCATGTCGCTGGGCGGCCTGCTGTGGTTCATCGGCGATCGCTCGGTGGAGATCTGGTATGACGCCGGATCGTCCGGGCTGGAGACGACGCCGGGCTTCTCGTTCTTTCCGTTCCGGCGCCAGTCGGGCGGGGTCATCCAGCACGGCACGCTGTCGGCCAAGACATGCGCCATCGCGGATGGCTCGCTGTTCTGGGTCACCGCTGACTGGATGGTGATGCGCTCCGTTGGGATGAAAGCGAAGCGGATATCGACGCACGCCATCGAAGACCTGTTGCGATTCATTCCGCTGACCGATATCAACAACGCCTGGGCCTATAGCCAGAACGGGCATACGTTCTATGTGCTCGACCTGACCTCACGGACGCTGGTGTATGACTGCGCGACACAGGTCTGGCACGAGCGCGCCAGCTCGGTGGACGTGACCGGCGGGTGGCGCTGCACCGGGCCGCAACTTTCATCGATCAATCAGATATTCGCCGAACGCACGACGGGACGGCTCGCGCTGCTCAACCCGGAGGTGGGCCAGGAGTTCGGCACCGAGGTAGCGCGGCAATACATCACACCGCCGCTGTGGGCCGATACCAACCGGGCGTTCTGCTCACGGTTGGAACTGGAGATGGAGATCAACGAGGCGCCGGTGACGCTGGAGTGGTCGGACGACGCTGGCATCACCTGGTCGGCGCCGCGCGTTCTGACGCGCTCCGGGGCCACGCGGCGGACGCAGCGCATGGTGACGACGCGGCTGGGTAGTTTTCGTGAACGCATGTTCCGGGTGACGACTGTCAGCCGGGCGACTTTCTACGCCCTAAGTGCGGACATCACGGCAGGGGTGGGCGGCTGATGTCCGTGACGCTGCCCCCACGGTTGCAACCGCCGGCCAACGACCCGCCGGTGGCGGACGACGGACGGCATTCGGACGCATGGACGGGATTTCACCAGAACGTCGCTGACCGGCTGGATAGCATTACGCAGAAGGTTATGGCGAAGGCCGGCGTGACTGACGGCAGCGAGGCCACGGCGGGGCAAATTGGCGAGTTCATGACCGCATCGGCCGGTGGGGTGGGACTGTCGGACAACGTGGTTACGAATGTTGTGTCGCTGGATCTGACGGCGGGCGACTGGGACGTGTCCGGCAATGTGGGGTTGGCGACCGGCAGCGGCACACACGTGACGTTTGCAGTCGGCATCGACAGCATCGATACGCAGATCATGGCGACGTTTCCGACCGGGGGGATTAACCAGGTCATGAATACCGCGACGCGACGGTACAATGGGACGGCGACCGTGACGGTGTGGCTGGTGGCGTTGGCGGCTGGCAGCAGCAGCGCGACGGCCTCGGGGAGTATTCGGGCGAGGCGGGCACGTTGATGGAGTGGCTCGAGGACATCCGGCGGCACGTCGAGCAGCAACTGGGCGATCAGGTCACCTGGGTTACCACCGGCGACAGAGATCACGGCTGCTGGCACGGCATCTACATCCGCACGCAGAACGGCTGGCGGCATGCTGTAGGGGTGGCGCCTGACGATGCGCCGGAAGAGGTAGCGGGAGCGCTACAGAAGGCGATCGACGAGCGGCGCAATCGGCCAGGAAAGTGCTAGATATGGAAATGCCGGCAGGCGCCTCAAACTCCTGCCGTGGATAGTGGTGGTCGTGGCCGTGAAGGTCAAGATCATCCTACGCCGCAGGTAGGGTCGGGCGCCAGTCACAATGGCTGGCGCCCTTCCCCGGAGGGACGATGCGGAACTTCCGATTGATCCATGCAGGGCTGAACGTCGCTCCGATCTTGGCCGAGCTACAGGCTGTGCCCGAGTGGGGCCTATATGCCGAGCGCAAGGAGCGCGACGGAACCGCTCATCGCGCCATGACCGACCTCTGGATCAGGTACTTCGACAGATCCACCCTTCATGAGCCTGCCGACTACAATCGCCCCGGCCAGTGCGTGTTCTATCCAGTGTGGGACAAGCTGCCGTCGCTGCATCCGGTCGTGTGGACGCTGATGGCGTCGCAGAGATCGGTGGAACTTGGTGGGATACTTTGTACGCGTCTGCCGCCAGGTGGGCGCATTGAGCGGCACAGCGACGCGGCAGCCTGGCATGCCCAGCGCTACAACTTCAAATGCTACATCGTGCTGGAGGCGAATGCCCGCTGCGTGGTGGAGTGCGATGGCGACGAGCAGGTGTTTCGCGAGGGCGAAATCTTCGAGTTCGACAATCTCCGCCCTCACTCGATGACCAACGACGGCACCACGCAACGCACCACAATGATCGTGTGCCTACGGGTGGAGAGATGAAGCGCGCCCCTAACCAGCCCGAGACGGTGAGCGTAAGTGTATACGCTGGCATCTACATGAAAGTCTATCGCGTCCCCGATGCCGACACGCTGCTACCCCAACACGCGCACCACCACGGTCACCTGACGGCCCTGCTGCAGGGTCGCGTTCGGCTGTGGCGCGACGGCGATGATGACGGGCCGACCGAGTACTGCGCGCCGGCCACGATCCGCATACCGGCCCACGTCATGCACAGCTTTTTGACGCTCACTCCCGGCGTTCTACTGGCATGTATACACAACGCGGACCACCTCGAGGCCGACGAGCCTGCGGTGGCCGAGGAACATCATCTGAGCTTCGAGGAGGACTAGCGATGCCGTTCGCCGCCGCTGCGGTTGGAGCCGGTGTGAGTGCTGTTGCTGGCATTGCCGGCGGCATCATGCAGAAGAACGCCATCGACAAGGGGGCGTCGGCTGCCAGAGATGCGCTCAATCAGGGCATCCAGACTGCCACCAACCAACTGTCGCCGTGGACGACGACTGGTGTTCCAGCGAACCAGCAGCAGTATGACCTGCTAGGGCTTGGTGGCCAGGATGCGGCGAACAAGGCGATGAGCACCTATCAGACCAGCCCTGGATACCAGTGGCAGATGAACGAGGGTCTGCGGGCGGTGGATGCCGGAGCGGCGGCGAGAGGGTTCACGCGCTCTGGCGCTGCGCTGAAGGCTGAGCAGACGTTCGGGCAGGGCCTGGCGAACAGCGACTTCGGCAACTACTGGAACCGGCTGCAGCAGCTAAGTGGGTCCGGCCTGTCGGCGGCTGGCGGTATTGCCAACGCGGCTACCGGCGGGGCGGCGAACATCGCGAACGTCGATGTCGGCCAGGCGGGGGCGGATGCCAGCATCTACGGCAACATCGCCAAGGGCATCGGCACCGCGGCCAATGGCCTCATGAACAACCAGGGGTTCCAGAATTGGCTTGGTGGTAGCGGTGGCGCCTCCACCTACGCGCAGATGCCAGGCGCTGATCTGGGGTGGGCCTGATGTCCGGGTTCACGCAACACATCGACTCGCCGTTCCCCGACGAGAACATCCTGTTTAACTCGGCGTCGGGTCTGACCGGCCAGCAGCTCCAGAAGAACCAACTGGCGATCCAGGGCCAGCAAATGGATCTGACCGCTGCTGACCATGAGCAGGTCGGGCGTCTTGCGGCTGGGCTGCTGAACATCAAAGACCCAGCGGCGCGCGCGCAGGCGTATGCGCAGGGGGTCGGGGTGCTGCAGTCGCAGGGCTTGGCGAAGTACGCGCCCCCGACGCTGCCGGACGAGCAGTCGCTGCAGATGCTGGTCAACCAGACCGTGCCGGTCCAGGACCAGTACAAGATGGGGTTGATCACAGCGCCAGGTCTGACGGACGCGCTGGCCAGATCCAACGCACCATTGCCAGGGCAGCCGGGGTATGGGGGCACGACAGGGACCACGCCCGGCAGCGTAGCCACGACACCTTCCGCGACTATCGAGCCGGCCGCCTTCAACAACGCCACCGCTGTCCGCGACGGGTTGATCAAGCGCGGCATTGACCCGGACACAGCCACAGCCTTGGCAGCCAACGCGCTGCACGAGAGCGTCGCCAACCCGGCCACCGGCCGCGGCGACAACGGCAACTCCGCAGGGCTGTTCCAGTGGGCCGGCCCACGCCTGCAAGCCTATACGGACGCATACGGCCATTCGCCGGACGGCTCCCCCCTCGATGAGCAACTTGACAACGTGGTGCGCGAGCTGAAGGGCAGCGAGGCGCCGGCAGCGGCGAAGATTGCCGAGGCACAGGGGCCAGCGGCTAAGGCAGCCGCGGTCTCGCAATACTACCTGCGGCCCAAGGACACCCAGGCAGAGATGCAGCGGCGCTCGGCCACTGCGCTGCAACTGCAACAGCAGATCGGCGGGGGCACCACGACTGCATCCGCTGCGCCCGCAGGAGGCCGTGGGACGCCGTCATACCAGGTGGCCTCCAATGCGCCGGTGGCGCCACCAGGGCCCACAGCGGCGCCTGGAGGGCCTCCAGCAGCTCCCCAGTTCACCTACCCCAATGGCAAAGTCGGGGACGCTCCTGATGCACAGGGCGGCGTCCACTATGCCGATGGCAACTACGGCACGCCTCCACCTGGTCCACGAGTGCCCGTGGCGGCCGCAGCTCCAGCATCAACCCCGGCACAGCCAGGGCAGCCACAGCCCGCTGCGGCGCCTGCTGCGACCGCACAGCCGGCTCCCTCGACCGGCACCGGGACGCAATCGCCACAGTTCCAGGCAGCGCTCGAGATGAACCGCCGCGCCACGGCACTCGAGACGCAGTTCCCCTACTCGCCGCAAGCCAAGGCACAGGCCGCCAGCCTGCGCGCCCAGGCCGCGCTCTACATGCAGGCCGACAGCGTCAGCGTCGATCCGGTCACCGGCATCCAGACCAAGCAACTCACGGGCGAGCGGCTGAACGCTGCCGCGCCGAATGCTCACTACGTATGGAACGAACAGCAGGGCGCCTACGTGGACACCACCGGCGTGCATCCTCCGGTCACGCCGCCCTCGCCTAGAATGACGATGGTTCCCGGTGTCGGTGCCGTGCAATCGAAGCCTGGCGGGGGCGCCACTGTGGTGGTGCCGATGAACCCGGCCGGCATCACCGAGCAGGAGGCGGCGAAGACCTCGGGAGCGGCGGCGGGCACGGCCACTGGCAAGCTGACTGGAGAACTCGCTGACCAAGGACGAACGGCGGCGTCGGCTATCGGGAATATCGACTACGGGATGAGCCAGGTCGCGAAAGCGAAAACCGGCGGCATCAACACCGGATATTTCGCGCCGTGGCTGTCCACGGTCGCCTCGGTCGCCAAGTCTCTTGGTGTGCCAACCGAAGCCATTGGCGTCGATCCGAACGCCGTGGGCAACATCCAGACTGCCAAGAAGACGCTGGCTGTGGTGTCGGGTGCGATCCTGCAGCAGATACTGGGGCCAGGAAGTCAGGTCACGGACGCCAAGATCCAACACTTCATCGCAGCCCAGCCTGGTATTGAAACCGATCCTGCTGCGCTCGAGCGAGTGCTGAATTGGGCGCGGTCGCAGTTCGTCTATGAGCGCGAAATGGCCGCGAAGGGCATGGAGGATGCCAGCGTTACTGGCGTGTTGCCGCCGAACTGGCAGGCAAAGTACTACCACGAGCATGGCTTTGCGCCGATCTACAACCCCGGCACCGGGGAGATGCAGCAGCCGGATGGGCAGGCGCCGAGCCGCGAACCGCCAGCATCAACAGCGAGTGCGCCAAAGGCTGTCGCTCCTCCTGCTGTCGGCACCATCAAAGGGGGCTATCGGTTCAAAGGCGGTGATCCAGCAAGCCAGGCGAATTGGGAGAGGGTTCAGTAAGTGGCTGGACCGTGGGAAGAATATCAGTCGTCCTCGCCGTCTCCGTCTTCGGCAGGCCCGTGGATGGAATATGCCAGCCACGATGCTGTGGATCAGTCGCAGGGCTCGTTTGGGCCTGACGGCTCATACGTACCGCCAGCGGCGATCCCCGGCCAGCAGCCGCCACCAGCGCCTCCCGTGCCCGCTGCGGCGCCTCCAACTGGCATCCCGGTCGCGGTTGGCGACACCGTGGTCAGTCCAGACGATGTGGCGCGCGTTAATGCGCCGCCGAGCCAGCCGCCGATCGCATCGCTCGGAGATCTGCGCGACCGTATCCAACAGGGCGACATCAGCACCCTTAAAACGCTCGCACCAGGGCCAGACGCTGGGCTGATCGAGCGTGGTGCGCGCTATGGGGCGATGGTAGGCGTGCATGGGCTGGCATCCTTGGCTCAGTGGCCGATCAACGCTCTTATGGGCCTGGGGCAGGGCACAGGCGGCCTCACCATCGATCCCGCGACCAACACGCTCAACCAGACCCCCGAGGGGTTGGCGGCGCTGCAACTCTTCGCTCCAGGCGCTGGCGTTGCCGGTGGCCGGGATGTGCAGTTCAGCGGGGCGGACGCTTTCAAGCGAGAGGCACCCAGCTTCCTCGAACGGCAAGGCGATATGCGGCCCATGCCGGTGACACTGAACGAGCTGAACGCGGCGATAAACCGGGTGCCGCCGGAGCAGTATGGCCCACCGGCGCCGTCCACCAACCAGATGGCACCCCGTGTTGGCCCTGATGGTAGCCTGATCGCGCCAGGCGAACCTGCGCCCGCTGGTGCGGCTCCGACGCCAGCGACAGCTGCTGCCATGACGCCGCAAGAGGTGGCGATAAACCGGAGCCAGGCCGAGAATACCAAGCTGTTGGAGCAGCAGCAGCCGGGGGTGCAGGATCTCAACCTTTACGTTGACGGCTCACACCCAACCGTTGCCCAGATCGAGCAGACGGTGAACGCGTCACGTGAAGACAAGACGCTGCGCAACCTCAATACTGAGGTGAGCCAGGAGGCTCGCGAGGTGGCCGACCGCAACAACACCGCGCGGCAGATCCACTACGCCGACAATGCGGGCTCGCAGTTCGATGTAAACGCCGCCACCAAAGCGCGAGATGACCAGCTGGAAGCCGATATAGGCGCGGCGTTCCGGCGCAAGGGCCAGGCGGATGCGCAGCCTATTGTCGACGTTGGGCAAAGCATTCTCAACGGGCCGGATGGCAAGATTGATCCTGTCGTGCGCGTCGTCAAGAATGTGACGGACAAGCTCTACGATGCGGACGGCAACCTCGAGACCGATCCGGCCAAACTATGGGGCGTACGCAAGCAGATCAATTTCCTACTGTCCAAAGAGGCAGCAATCGAGACACCTTCCAATCAGGCGGCTGCCCGGCAACTGATGCAGCTACGGAATGCGGTAGACGCTGCTATTGAACCGGCAGCCCCTGGATTTGGCGACGCCATCTCCAATTATGCGGCGACCTCGAGGCCGATCGACGCTATGGAGCTGCTGCAAGCGCGCGAACCGAAGCTGTATGACAGCTTGAACCGGATGCAGTATTCCAAGGTGCAGCAGATGATGCGTGAGGCAGTTGCTGCGCGGCATCCAGACGCACCGCTGAACCCATGGCAGAGCCTCAGCGATGATCAGATGCAGCGACTATGGGCGCTGCGCGATGATCTGCGTCGTTCAGCGTCTGCGGAGGATTTGGCTCGGGCAAGCGGCTCCGACACCGTGCCGAATGCGATCGATGTGGCAAAGCAGTATAGCGGTGTCGCCCTGAGTGCGGTGCCTGTGCTTGGGCCAATGGCCTACCGGGCCAAGGCTGCGCTGGCTCCCATCCTGGACGCAGCAGCGGCGCGTCGACAACGGGCGCGTGGTATGCAGATGCAGTATCCTGACCCGGCTAAGTATCAGCTACGTAACCCCCTTGCCCCACCTTAGCGTAGGAAACTCAATACCGCGACAATGATGCCGACCCATGCCAATACTCCACAGCACATGGCGAAGGTCATCAACTGCCACCCTTCTGGCTCTCTCATCAAAACAGCCTCCCTATCTCGTTGGCCCACAATATCGGGTCTTTAGACCGCTTCCGGCGATTACACGGCCCACATGAGCCGACCACATTCGCGGCCGTCCCATCACTAGCGGCGGCTGGATTAGCATCCGAGGCCACTCGCAACCGGCTGGCGCCGAAGAGCTAGTCGGAAGCCGCCAAGGCGGTGAAGATTATCCAGATGACCAGGAACCCGATGAGCGTCGGCGCGTGGCAGAGCAGCATCACTGCACCTTAACGGCGAGCGGCTGCTGGAACTGCACGACGATCGTCTGGGGCTTGGCGGGCCACAGCCAGGTGGACAGGCCGCCGGCTGCTGAAATCGCGGCAGCGGCCAGCAGGATCATGGCTAAGGCACGCGGCACTTCCCATCGGTCACCGCAGGTCATTGCGAACGCCTCTGCTCTGAATAGTGATCAACTGTCGCCTGGTGCGATATGCCCTTCGATCGACGCCAACTCTGCATCGTTGTGGCGGACACCCGTAGTCTGGCGGCGGCAGCGAGGAAGCACATTGTTTCCCCATTCAGGACAACCCACCGGGTCGTGCTCTTGTTGGTGGAATGTTCGGCATGAGTAGCCCAGCGGCAATTACCCGGTTCGTAGTTCCCGTCATTGTCGATGCGGTCAAGTTCCATCCCAGCAGGACGCTCGCCCATGTCAGCGAGAAAGTTCTCGAACTTCCGCCATTCTACCGCGACTGAAATGCCGCGGCCACCGTAATGAGCAAAGGCGTGGAACTTTGGGTCTGAGCACCTGGTCAGCATGTGACACCAAGACCTATATGTCCGTGATTGGGCGGCCCGGCGTCCCATGCCATGCCGGATGTGCGCCCGACCACCGCATGCCAGTGAGCAATATTTGCCCCAACCTCTTTCAATTTTATTGCGCTTCGCCTTGAATAAGGCGCCGCAATATAGGCAGCTAGATTCAACCGCCTGGCGTGGTGACGCTCTCATGCCCATCTGCTCTGTCGGGTCTTCAACAGCAGATCGGCCTTCATCAGTGCCAGCTTGAGTTCGTCCTCGGTCAGGTCGCTCATCACGCCCCGCCCTCCAGCTTGTCGAGCCGGTCCTCGGCAGTCCTGCTGCGCTTCAGCAGGGGCGCCTCGATCGCACCCAGCACGGTGCCCGGCAGCTTCAGCACCATGTCGCGCGTGACGCTGTGCTCCGAGCGTAGATCGCGCAGGTTCCCCTGCACCTCCAGCAGCCGCTCCATGACGCCGTTGATGCGGCCCATCAGGCGGCTTTCCATCGCCTCTAAGTGTTGCTTCAATTCGTCGTCCATGTCGTAGCTCCATTCTGCGGCATTGGTCAGGGCGGGAGCGGCTTCCGAGGGCTGCTTCCGCCCGAATTGTATCAGCGGCTCAGCGTTGTGCCAGCTCATAAAGAGTGTGAGCAAACAGTCGCAGAGCCGTAGCCGCTGAGCGCTCCTCACTCTTGGCCAACTCTATCGCCGCAAGGCGTGCCTCAAGTAGCGCCGCATTGTAGTTGTTCCGGCACGCCTCGCGCATTTCCTCGCGAGTGTATTCGCGGACCTCGGTCGTATTGGACTCAGATGACATCGCTTACAACCTTTTCGTTATCGAACAGAGCATCGTCCGAATTGTAGCAGCGGATGATGTCAAGCAGGCGCGCCTCGCGTGCGCGCAGCCGTTCGATCTCCACGGTCAATTCGCGGATGGTGGCATTAAGCAGAGAGACCTCGCCATCCCTATCAGCAATGCCGGTAGCGTGGCCTCGAAGCCATTCTTGTGGGGTGGCCGCTGCGGTGGTTTCGTCCTGGCTCATGTTGGTTTCCATTGCTTCAGCGCGGCGGCAATCAGGTCGCGTTCGGCTACCGTCAGCGCGCGCCACGGGGGCGACACGACACGCTCGTGCCCGCGTTCCCAGACCGGCAAATCGAACAGGTCCGCGATCAGCTTGTGACGGAGGGCATCGGTCGTATTGGATACCGGGTCAGCCATTTGCAACCTCGTGCGTAGTGCGCCGAATATCGTCAGCCGGCCGCGAGGTGCTCCTCGCCTTTGATCACCACCTCGTCCAGGTCGTCGGCTGGTGGCAACGCCGGTAGCTTGGCCATGTAATCCCCAATGATGGCGTCGATCTCGTCTTTGGCCCATGGGGGCGCTGCGGCAAGTGCCTTCTCCACTGACGGGCGCGCGGCGATCGCTTCGATGCCTTCGCGGCTGGTCTGCTTATCACATGCCTGGATCAGGCCGTTGATCCACATAACCCACGCCTCGCGCGTGCGTTCGGGCGCCGGCGCTGTGTCCTTGCCGGTCACGACCGGTTTCTTGGCTGTGTTGCCAGTACCGTCGCAGGCGAAGCACGGCTTGTCGGTGTTCCTGTACCGGCCCGTGCCCTGGCATTTCGGGCAGACATCGCCGTCGTCGGCTGGATCATCGGCGGTATCATAGACGGTCGTGTCCTGGACACTCTCGCCGCGAGGCATGGTGGCGGCTACCGACTTCAGCGGGATACTGTCGTTCAGCGCCTTGCGGGCGTCGGCGGGCGGCTCCCCATCGATCGTGGAGCCTGTGTGCGGCGTCTCTTTGGCGGGAATGTCGGCCTGCTCCTCCGGGACGTACATGCCCGACGTGGCCAGCGGCCAGAGCGTGCGGACGCCCTCTGACACCACCCGGCTGCGCAACATCTGCCTGGGGAATTTGGCGTACATGTCCTTCTTACCGAAGGCGGTCATCGCACGCTTCATGTCCCAGTCGATGCGCACCTCGCCGGTCTGCGGATGGGTGAACGTGGCGTCGGCCAGTTCGTCGGTGAGCGCGTGCCACGCCACCTTGCCGCCAGCGAGGATGAAATCGCGCAGCATCGCCTCGGCCTTCTTGGCTGGCCTGCCGTTGATGATGTCGTAGTCCCGCGCGGCCTCGACCGGGTGGCGGCCTTCAGCTTGGGCAATCGCCATCAGGACCAGCGCCTGCTCTGGCGTCTTGATGCCGAACAAGTTGCTCTTGGCGATGGCGACGGCGAGTGTCTGCATGTCCTGCAACGGCATCGGCTGCGCGATCGTGGAAATGGCGTTCATTGTGTGGCCTTCTCGGGTTTGCGGCGCAGTGACACCAGTTCACCGTCCTCGTTGATGCCGCGCAGCTCAACACGCTTGTCGAACACGGTGTGGGTGAACTCCTCGGCCAGCGTGGGGTGCATAGCGCGCAGCTCTTTCACATCCAGACGGGCCGTGGCCACGTCTTTGACCTCGACGCAGTAGTGGTTTCCCGTGCGGGTCGAAGGGTCGGCTATCACGATAGCTTTGAGTTCGCGTTCGCGGGATGTGAGTTGCTTGATCTTATCCCGAACATCGAACAGCTCATCAGCAGGCGGTAGCTGGTCACTCGGCATCGTTGGCCTCCAGGACTTCGATGAGTGCGTATGTTGCTTTCACGGCCGCGGAGCGTCTGACGTAGTATGGCAGCCCGTCCCAGGCTGGGACGTGATCAATCACCCCCTCAATGCGGTCTGCGATTTCTCTGAGGGTTTTCTTACTGATGGTCTTAGTCGGCATCGTGGCGCTCCCTGCGGAGCTTGTGGAAACCCAGCCGCACCTCAGGGCTATCGAGGTGCAGCGGCACGTTCTCGATCTGGCGCACGCGAGATGCGAGGTCGGCAAGCACCTGTGCGAGGTGGGCAGCTTCGCGGGGCGGCATCGCCTGATTGCGCTTGGCGAAACCTGCACACCAATCGGCTGCGGAGAAGTAATCCTGCGAGATCATGGTGTGGTCTCCCTGTTACGCGCCGGGGGCGTCTGACTGGAACGGTAGCTCGTCGTCGTCCGGCTGTGTCGTCACCGTGAGGGGAGTGTGGACGGCGCCTGGGACGTGCAGCGGCGGGTCGGACGGGGTGACACGTCGGGGGGTGAACACGGCCCGCGGTCCTTGTGGGCGGCTGCGCTTGCGCTGCGGGTGCTCCAGCATGGTGATCATCTCGCCCAATTCGCTGATGCGCGCCTTCACCTCCACCGCGTCGAGTTCCAGATCGCGCATGCGCAGCTTCAGCGCCGCGAGCAGATCGGGGCAGGCGTTCATGGCGCGGCCCTCCAAGCGTCAGGAGCCACTGCGCCGTCATCCGCAGCTTCGTACAGGACCTTTGCGTTGAGCGCGGCAATTCGGCTCTTGTGGAGCGCGATGTGTGCCTCGATCACCGGCTTGGCCAATGACCACGGCAAGTCGAACAGCCGCTGCGTGTCTTTCCCGGATCGAACGGCGAGTTGCATGCCTCCGACGGGCCGTCCGAACGCATCCCGGATGTCCGGCATCACATGTCGGCTCATGGCCTCCTGGATTTCCTCGAGGAGCTGCTCGGCGGTTTCCACCTCACGATAGGCCAGGGCGATATCCATGGCGGTTTGCCTGGAGATCACGCCGCTGCCCTCCGGGCTTGCTGCCGACGCACAGCGGCCTCGAAGGCGGCGCGCTCTGGAACCAAATAGTCCCGGCGGAACCGGGCGATGTCGTGTCGGGCCAAGGTGCGCCAGTAGGGGCGGAAGGCGGGGCTGGCGGCGCGATATTCGCTGATACAGCGTGTCATTTGCTGCAACTGCTGTTCGCGGAATGAGGGGTAAATGATCATGGCTTTGCGTTCCAGTCTTGTCTGGCAAACTCGCCATAGAGTTTCTTGGCCACCGTCCAGCGCCTGCTGGCGCAGAGTGCCGGTTATATTTGGCACACCAATACGCTCGTTCCGATCGGAACGACTGGCGCGAATATCGCTGGTCAACCGGGGCGTGCGGGCTACACTCGGATTGAGTGCGTCCATGCCGTGCCGACAGAAACCGCAGGGAGCGTCGGCAGAAATGCCGCTGTCCACAAATGCTCGGAACGCCGTCACCGACCAACCTCCACAAACTCGATGGAGGGACGCTAAGCCAAACTGAGCAATGTGTCTACAGGAAAATGGCGGGGCGGCCGATTTCGGCCTATCGGATGCGAAAAGTCAGACTTAGCAAGTCACTCAGGCGCGCTTCTTCTTCACTGTGCGAACTGAGCGACTGTCTGGATCGGAGCCCCGCAGGGCCTCCGCGAAACCCGCGAGCGTTACCACAAACGCTTCGCGATTGTGTTCGGGCAGTTCAGTCATTATCCGAACAACTGTCGCGAGCTGACGTTCCATAACCCCGTCGCTTGGCTTCCCTTCAGCCTCAGGCAAAAGCTCGAGGAACTGGATGTTGAGGAGCTTGGCGAGTTCTGCGCGACGCGCGATCGTTGGCATGGTGGCGCCGGTCTCCCACTGAGCGACAGCGCCACCGGCAACGCCCATTTTCTTAGCCAGACC